TACTATACCGCTGAAGCTCATTAAGGATACGGCGATTATCAGGGAAATGTTTTGTAATGACTGCTGCAACCACCTCTTTATCATAAGTTACTCCTTCAGTTTCTAGTATATGTTCAACTCTCTTAAAGAACTGTGTGGCCATCTTGGCTTTAGATCCATTGGCCTTGAAGTCAATTACGGAACAACGAGAGTGTATCGCATCCATAATTCTGTTTTTAAAGTTACAGGTGAAAATAAAGGAACAATTTATAGAAACTTCTTCTATGATTCCTCTTAAGGCTTTCTGAGCATCTGCGGTTAGATTATCAGCCTCATCTATGATAACAACTTTCTTGCCACCAGAAAAACTCATCGAGGTAGCATAGTTCTTAACATCAACTTGAATAGTAGAGATACCTCGATTATCTGAACCATTGATAACCAAATAGTCAATACCAATTTCATCACACATGGCTTTCGCCACAGTAGTTTTACCGATACCGGCAGTACCAGAAAGTAACAGATTGGGTACTTCTTTTCTGTTTACATATTCCTGAAATGTTGCCTTCATTGCATCAGGAAGAATACAATCAGCAATTTTATGTGGGCGATACTTCTCTACCCACAAGGTGTGTTCTATTAACATTCAAATTCTCCATAATATAAAATAAATCAAGCATCAAATACACAATTAATCACCATTCTAGTATCATTAATCTTTGGATTCGTACCAGAATGAATTTGATTAGAATCAAAAATTATTGCTCTGCCTTTTTTAGGCTTCACGGTTTGTTGTACAGTAACTAATCCTACACTCTCCTTTGTGAAATATTCATTGTATAATACCGTATCACCATCAGAATCGTCAACATAATACAATAAAGTTTTTTTACCAACACCATTATAGACGCCATCTTTTTCTACCATACCATCAATATGTGGTTGTTGGAGATTTGGACCTATCGGATCTTTCAGTAATAAATTGGCTTTGATTCTATTAGTATAGTTTATTTTTAAACCAGTAATATGTTCAAAACCAATTCTTAAACAATCTATGTATTGATTAAATTCACTAACGACTACATTATCTTGGACAAACACATGGCGAAATTGTATATGTTCTTTCGTTGGTTTATCAGTATGATAATATTGATACAGAGAAGAATCACTTACTGAATGATTATAAAACTTCCAAGTAAACTCATCACCATGTAATAACCACCACAAAGATTCCTGGTAATGTGGTGGTATAAAGTCATCAATGATTATTGGGTTCATGTATCAAGAGCTACACGCTTCCATTCATCGTCAAATTTGATCCATAATCTGTTATCTTTACCAACAGCCATATGTACTTCATTTGTTCCTTTAAAATCGTTCGACACAAAAACCATACCATGAGTTTGTGAATTATTATATTCAGCTTCTTTTTCTTCCAGTGACCTATTATCAGAATGGAGAGATATGATACCAGAAACAGCATCTGATGGCCCAAGGTGTGCAAAGTCTTTTGGTTGTTTCGGTTCAAGAGTAGGTTGAGGAGTAACAATCGGTTCATTGTTGGCCAATGCCGTAGAGGCACCAGCAACAACTACTCCTAGTAATCCAAAGTTCTTTAAGAAACCACGGCGACTCACTTGAGTTCTCCTAATGCCTCATACAATGATTCAAATTCGGATGCTTCTGTAACTTCATTACGGAAGTTTTGTTTGAATTCGGTCTTAGCAATACGTTTGATAATCTTCTTAGGAATCTTAGAGTTCTCATGTGATAAGTCTACGATGTCTCTAATAGATTCATTCAAGGCTTGGATCTTATTCAAACAAATAACAATCTCCTCAATGTTACCTTTGAGGTCTTTCAATTGTTCTTCATCTAAATCACCATAAATTGTAGTAATCTTATCTACCATATTAACCTCCGAAAGAAGATAGTTTAACTTCAACAGCAATCCAATAGTCTAGGTCAACTTTGATGTTGCCAAATGATGCCAAACCTTTAGAAGAAATTTCAACATCATAATGACCAGGAATCATTTTAAAGTTATCACGTAAGAATACGGCTTTGAAAGGTTCACCATTACCATCACCAACTTCAATAGAGTTAGTATGTGATGTTGGGTTACCATCTTGTCCGATAGTGCAGGTGGTCGCATAAATCTTACCACCATCAGATTCAAACACAACGTGTTCAGATTCTAGAATAGCAGCTGACTTCATAATTGCTTTGTAATCTTCTTCAGATAAAGTAAACTCAGCATCCTTAGATGGTAGAGATAAAGTTTTATCTGGTGCAGCCACGATTAGGTTCTTGGCAGCCTTACGATACTTAATCTTAGACTTACCTGATTTAAAGATAACGTTTTGGTCATCAAACTCCAAATCAGCAGAATCGTTGATTGAATAAACAGATAAGAATTGATTCAAATCATAGATACAAAAATCATCTTCAATTTGATCCTGTAGTGTGGCCTTGGCCAATACAGTCTTGTTTGTAGACATGGTTGTTAATACTTTACCTTTCTTAAATTCAATACCTGAATTAATAGAGGCAAAGTTTCTCAATACGTTTACCGTATCAGCGGATAGTTTCATCATATAGCTCCTTCAATAATATGTTCAATTGTACTTGATCCAAACGATTTTGTCAAGCACTCATACAAATTTTCTTTCAAATCATCCAAACTTCCATCATTCTGTATTTTGTGGTCGATATCTCCACCAACCCATGCAGTTTCGGAAGAATGTATTTGGTTATCAACCAACCATCTTGCGGCTGAAGTATCGCCTCGGTTTGCTTTAGTTGCAATATCATACCAATGTGGATCAGGACCACGTTGCACCTCAATCAATATTCCGCCTTGGTCGTGTATAAATTGCATCTCATTACAAAAACGAACATCAGTAACAACATAGTTTTTACCGAAAACCATTTTCTTTTTGAGGCTCAGTATCCAAAAGTCTTTGTGGAATACATCTCTAACAGACTCTGTGCCTAGTAACTGTAGTACTTTTCTCGGTGAAATGGAGTAACCAAACTCTTTAGACCAAAAGGTATCAGGTTGCTCACGCCATTCACGAGATTCTTTTGTGTCGCCTTCTAGTAGATGTCTAGGCCAATCAAACATGACAGCAGCCACATCTTTAAGGTTACTAGCAAAGCTAAGTGAGGTGAAACCCATATCCTGTAAGATTTCACCTGCCGTGCCTTTTCCTGAACCAATAAATCCAAGAACACCGACTAACATTTTACATTTCTCCGACAAAGTTAGCGACTGCTGGCATATCACCTTTGAAATGATATGTACCAATGTGGTCAGTCTTCATCCAAGGACATAGGTGAATTTGTCCACCCATCTTACGCCACATCTGACAGAACATATAATCTTCTGATAGGTAACGGTCGGAACCACCTCCAGTAATCGAATCAACAGTATCAATAACTGTATCAAAGAACGCATGGATGTATCGTGATCCATCGAAGTGTGCTTGGCCAACGTGGTCTGGTTTGTAACGAATAGTCGGATACTGTTCTGCCATCTTAGCAAACACTTCACGTTTTACTAACATAAAGCCTGTACCAATTTCCATAACTTCTAATGGTTCTGTAACAGAGAATTGTGCAGTACCTTTAACTGGATTGAACACATAATCACCGGTAACTTTCTCAAGTTCTTGTGGGTTGATTTGTGGGTTCTTTTCTACAGCTCTCTTAACAGATTTCCATTTGATGGCCTTCTTAGGATAAGGACCACCGATGACATCTTTATCTAATGCTAACAACGCAATAACGTCTTTAGGATCAAAGTGAATGTCTGAGTCCAAGAACAATAGGTGTGTACAGTCTGAACGATGGATGAATTCATCAACCAAATAATTACGAGCACGAGTGATTAAAGATTCATTGAAAAGAAATGAGAATTTCACTTGTACCCCGTATTGCATACAAATCGCTTGTAAGTCTAAACACGCCTTAGCGTATAGACCGTGATTCATACCACCATACATGGGAGTTGCAATGAATAAACTTTTCTTTTGTAATTCTTCTTTCTTAATTGAAATTTCCATTATCTCTCCAAATTTATAAACGAAAAAAGGGAGTCCAACTAAATGGACCCCCTTATTAAACTGCCTTTAGATTAGGCATTGAAGCTGTAGCCTGCTGATAATGCAGCTCTAACTAAAGCTTTGGTTGGTTTACCTAGACGGTAAGAAGCAACCTTAACGCCTTCAGCATTACGGCGGTAGTTTGTATAAATGCAATAACCTTCTTTACGAAGTTCTTCAATACGAGCTGCCACATTTTGAATTCCAAAACGGCGTCTAGCTTGCTCGGTTGTAAAAGTGTTGTAACCTTCTGTCTTGGACAAAGCGTTTAACATTTTTTGTTTTGCTGATAATTTAGTCATAATAACTCCTAATAATAAA